CTGAAAATTTCCTTAACATACCAACTTTGGGGGCGGTACCCCTAATGAAAATATTTTTATTTTTTTAAAACTTCTTCACTTATCTCTTTATTTATTTTATTTAATTTAATTAAAAGTTTGTTCTTATTATCTATAAGCTTTGCTAACTTGTTTCTTTCCCAATATAGTCTAGTGTTCTCTTCTGCTGTCACGTACTGTAAGTTACATAGTCTATTGTCGTGCTTAATACCATTGATATGGTCAACAGTCAAATCACTTTCTCCTTTGAATAGTTTCATAACTAAACGATGTACTCTATATGTCTTATTATATATCTTTATTCTTTCATATCCGTTATGCAACTCTGGTATTCTTTTCTTTCTTGAACCATTCGCAAGAACTCTGAATACTTCACCATTATCATTCACAACATAATTATCATCTAAATATCTTTCTTCCAAGTATGTTACCCTAACTTTCTGCCTAACCATATCAAATATAGTACACCAAGTATCATACCTATCATAGCTTGATAGCAAGCCATACTAATAGCCATAGCAATACGAACACTGGGTTGATAGCCAACAACAATAACAACAATGCTATACGTGGACTGATGAACAACATAATAATAAATAATAATATAATCATTTGCTTCTCCCTTATCGTATAGAGCAGTAGGGAATCGAACCCTACACCACGTCAGTACACCTTATTACTCTAACAGCTGTCTTGTATAGTTGTGCCAAGGTACTGCGCAATAGCTTAGCACTTCTTCTATGGACTATACACCACTAACACAACAAAGGGAGTCGCACCCTCATCTTCTCTTTTCAGAGCTGCAATACTATTATACTATGATGTGTTATTATATGCCAGCTACGTTAAAGGTTCACTAACATATAATAAAATAAAGGAGAACACGAACAGTAGGAATCGAACCCACGTTTACAGGTTTGGAATCTGTAGTATTACCACTATACTATGCTCGTAATATGCAAAGGGCTGTTATTTACCTTGTACCCTCTGCTTGGCTGTCAACTCTATAACATTTAAGCACCCTCAATCAGCGCACCTACTATTTTAATTCAACACGTTTAATACTCCAGCCACTACCAATAAGATAGATGTAAACACACTCAATGCAATAGCTAGATAGTCATGGCGATAATACCACTCCTTAAAGTTGGTAACTGAACCCACACCATATAAAATACCAAGAATAATCAAGGCAATATTAATTACAATCATTATTTATTCTCCTGACTTTCTACATAGAGTAAGATACAGAACGCGTCAGCTTGGTCATCATTGATATCATCATCAGGTACTATGTTATAGCTCTTGAGTATCTCAATACTTTGCACTTTTCGCAATGCACTTTTACCTTTAATTAGATGATAACCGCACCATTTGGAATTAGGTATATCAACATATCCAATGTTATGACGGTTACGCATTACTCCTAAGAATGAACCGTTAGCTCTAATTAATGAGATGTTTCCCTTAGACTTGAACGTGATGATAGGTTCTTCAATATAAATGAAGTAGTCAAATAAGTTATAATGCTCAATGACTTCTGTTATACCGTCAGCAATTAATTTTGCACGTTCCAAAGGATCTTTACTTTTACCACCTGCGATTGAACCAACTACATACTCATTTGTCAGCGGGTTACGAAACGCATAACCAGTATTAGATGTACTGAAGTCAATTGCTAAGGCTTTGCTCATAAATCAGAACTCAATTCAATATAAAGTTCTTTGCTTAGTTCTCCAATATCAAATAAGTGTTTAACATAGTGTTCGTACTCAATCGGAGTCAGTACTTCTTTTTGTGCTAAAACATGTTCTTTATTCATTTCTTTATTCTCCCTTAAAAATTAAAGCTGTATCAAGATTAATCAAACCACATTCAACAGCGTTAAGTAAGAACTCGTTAAAGTCAACTTTTGACAATGTTTCTTGCTTAAATAGTAGCTGTTCTTCTGTCATTTGCTTATCCTCTCTTAACTTCTGTATTTATTATATCAAATGCACTTTTTGGAGTAGCGTTATCCTCTGTTATGTAAATTATGATTGACTTTGTAGGAATTTTATGTTATACTCTTTATAGGAGGTGACTATGGCTAGAGATAAATATCTGATGTACTTAAGACAGCAAGAATACAAAAAGCGTATTAAAATTAAAGTAGCTAACACAAGAGCTAGAATGAACAGAGAATACATGAATCAGCCAGAAGTAGATAAGGAAACATTAGAACTATGGAACAATCAGCCAGCAATACATTTTGATTTAGGAGGAAATAAATAAATGTTTAAAATATATAAAGAAAAATATGTAGTTTACGACAACGGAGATGTTTATATAATAGGAACTAAAGAGGTAAGAAAACTTAAACCTTGGGTCACAAATAGCGGTTATAAACAAGTAAACATAAATAGAAAGGCTGAATATTTACATAGAGTTATAATTGAAGCATTTAGAGGAAAAAGCGATATGCAAGTAGACCATATAGATGGAAATAAAAACAATAATACACTAAAAAAACTTACAATACTTGACACCGCAAGAAAACGTAGCAAAATCAGCCGGTTATAAAGTTGAATATGATGGAAAAGTTTATAATTCAATGGCGGCATTAGCTAGAGAATTAGGAATGTCAGCAACTGGCGTTAGAAACCAATTTCAAAGAAGTGGTTTTTTAAGAGGAAAAGAAATAATAAAAAAATAATTTGAACCCATTAGGGTTCTTTTTGTTTTACGCTTAACCGCAATTTGACTAGAAGTGGCAGAATGTAAGCGCATTGAGTGTCCTGTTTGTAAAGTATGGTATCAGTAAGCGCAATGTCTTTCTTGTTTGTAAGATTTCTAAAGGAATTCCGGAGTGTTTGATTTAATTTGATATTTTGTAATGTCATACTTTTTTTTATGAAAAATGCAATATGTTAAAATATAATAGCTAGGAGAATTAGAGGGATTAGAATAATTTACATAACACAGGATAACTCAAAGTGTAAAATGTGATATGTTAAAATATAAGTATCTAATAGTTGACAAGATGAAAAAGTTTTGATACTATTATCTAAGTTAATTAAATAGTTAGTTGCTGAATGACTTGTAACTAATGTACATAGAGAATTCAATATTGAATAAAGTTGAAAATATCGAAAGTCATTTATAATCTTACGCTTGAGGGTCAGGATAGTTGCTTAAAACCTAGACTCAATTGAAAATGTGATTACTTTACAAATAGCCTAGAGCGTAGCATGAAATAAAAGATTATGAGTTCCATGAGTGTCGTGAACAGAAACACTCCGTGACGCGTAGAAGTCTGACAGAGTTATTTATAGAAAAGTATTGAAATTAAGTAGTCTTTTCTTTTAACTTGCTGGGATTATACGACACGATAAGGGCTAAGGGCTATCTAAAAAAGTAGCACGGAATAGAATTTAATATTTGACAAATGTAAGATGATTTGATACTATGGTATAAGAAAAGGAGAACATATGAACGAATTACAAAATTTCAATTTCAGTGGGCAAGACGTCCGCATTATCACAATCAATGATGAACCTTAGTTTGTCGTGGCAGACATTGCCAAAGTATTAGGCGCTAGCAATTCAAGGAGTTTAGCGCAAATGGTAGACGAAGAAGACAAGGGTAAACAAAGTTTACACTCAGGTTCTGATGCGACTATCGTAAACGAAAGTGGTTTATACACAATTCTATTGCGTTCAAACAATCCACAAGCTAAACCTTTCCGCCGTTGGGTTACAAGCGAATTACTCCCAACAATCCGCAAGCACGGCGCATACATGACAGACAAGAAAGCCCAAGATGTTATTTCTGGTAACGGTTTGGCTGATTTACTACTTCAAGCAGGTAATCAGATTAAGCAACTTGAACTAGAAAAAAGCCAAATGAAACCAAAAGCGTTATTCGCTGACAGTGTTTCAGCTTCCGAACACACGATTCTCATTCGAGATTTAGCTAAAATCCTCAAACAAAATGGCGTTGATATCGGAGAGAAACGACTATTTACTTGGCTTAGAGATAATGGATATCTTGTCAAGAAAATTGGTAGTGATTACAACTCGCCAACTCAACGTTCGATGAACTTAGGTATTTTAGAGTTTACCGAAAGTACTTATGTTCATAATAGTGGAAAAATAATCGTGACTAAAACTCCTAAAGTAACAGGAAAAGGGCAAATATATTTTGTAAATAAATTTTTACAAGATTTATCTTGGTTCAAGTAATATCTAAGATTTGATAAAAGAAAGAAATGGACTTAAGGCTTGACTTTTCAAGTCTTTTTTGATATTATATACTAAAGGAGAAATAAATGACTAGCCTATTTGATAAAGTAAGCACAGCTAAAGAACTTAAAGAATCAGAAGACTTTTCAGGCGGTTTGCTTTGGAATGTACAAGATATTTTGCCTAAAGGTTCACTTGGTCTTATAACAGGTAGTGAGAAGAGTATGAAGTCATCACTAGCTCAAGACTTAGCGCAGGCAATGGCACTAGGAGAGCCGTTCGCTGGCAGAGAAACAACTAAAACTAACGTGTTATTTATTCAGAATGAGAATAGCAGACTGACAGAACATCAACGCTTGAAAGGTTCAAGAAGAGATAGTCCTGATAACTTATATTTCTTACATGGTGGAGCTTTCAAACTTGATACATGGAAATATGACAGCCAAGGGAAAAAGCACAATGTAGGGCTTAGAGATCTATATAACTTCATACTAGAAAATGACATCGGACTTGTTATCTTAGACCCTCTAAAAGACTTGTTAGAAGATAATGAGACAATCAACGCAAACCAACCAATGGCAGAAGTCCTAAGAGGAATTACTAGCCTTAGAAATACTTTAGATATGAAGCACGACAAGTATGTGACGTTTATGATTGTGGCACATGCTAGAAAACAAGCTGGCGAACAATCTTTGACAGAACGTGACTTCCGTATCATTCCGAGCCATATATTAGGAGCTACGACTATTCCAGCATGGTATGAGATTGCCTTTACTATGTCGCCTAAAATTAATAGTAAGACTAAAAACAGATATTCTATCATGAAAGTATTTGCTAGAAACTTTGCATTTAATAATGAGATTCTTTGGGGATATGTTGGCTCGGCTTTTACATCAATCGAACAAGATAAGAAAGAACCTGATAGCGAACTAATAGAAAAAGTAAAGGTTGAAACTCCAATCGAAACAACGAAAGAATCGGCACAGGCTTTCTTATACTTAGCTAAAGAACAAGGAAAGGTAACAGAAAATGAGTGAAAAATGGTATGTTATTAAAGTTTCAGAAGAAAATAGAGAGAAGTATTCTATTCCTGAAGATTATGTAGCAATAAAATATAGAGATGGACTAGAAAACACTATAACAGAGTATGGAGATACAACCATTTTGATTACACCGAGCAAAGATGTTGCAGAAACTATAGTGAGAGAACTTAATGAACAATTACGAGAACAAAGCAATTAATTTACATGCAGAAATTTACGGCTGGTTATATCGTGCATTAGATGAAGTGATAAAAGCAGAATGGAACAATGATGAACTTTTCAAAGTATGGCTTGGTCGTGCTGAATTTCTAGTCAGACAGTCTAAAAAATTGCATACAGCTTGCGAAAATGATTATTCTAAACGTGCATTGATTAGAGCATTGCAGTTAAAAGCAGAAATAAATGAAAAAATATCATCTAATGTTTGACAAAGTAAAAGTAATTTGATATAATAATATATATAGAAATAAAGGAGAACTAACAAATGGTAGTTAAACTAACAAAAGAACAAGCTGATTATCTTAAAACATTTGGGACAGATAAAAGCAAAGCATTTTATTATATTTCTCGTTGGGGTTGGAACTATCCTCTTGAAGACGGTTATGAAAAAGTTTATGAAACAACAGAAGAACAACCATTTGAACAATTCAATGAAAAAGATAAAATGTTAGACGCTGTTATTAACGGTTATGAAGCCATTGTACCTAAATTTAAATTTTATAACTTTTCATACTAGAAAATGACATCGGACTTGTTATCTTAGACCCTCTAAAAGACTTGTTAGAAGATAATGAGACAATCAACGCAAACCAACCAATGGCAGAAGTCCTAAGAGGAATTACTAGCCTTAGAAATACTTTAGATATGAAGCACGACAAGTATGTGACGTTTATGATTGTGGCACATGCTAGAAAACAAGCTGGCGAACAATCTTTGACAGAACGTGACTTCCGTATCATTCCGAGCCATATATTAGGAGCTACGACTATTCCAGCATGGTATGAGATTGCCTTTACTATGTCGCCTAAAATTAATAGTAAGACTAAAAACAGATATTCTATCATGAAAGTATTTGCTAGAAACTTTGCATTTAATAATGAGATTCTTTGGGGATATGTTGGCTCGGCTTTTACATCAATCGAACAAGATAAGAAAGAACCTGATAGCGAACTAATAGAAAAAGTAAAGGTTGAAACTCCAATCGAAACAACGAAAGAATCGGCACAGGCTTTCTTATACTTAGCTAAAGAACAAGGAAAGGTAACAGAAAATGAGTGAAAAATGGTATGTTATTAAAGTTTCAGAAGAAAATAGAGAGAAGTATTCTATTCCTGAAGATTATGTAGCAATAAAATATAGAGATGGACTAGAAAACACTATAACAGAGTATGGAGATACAACCATTTTGATTACACCGAGCAAAGATGTTGCAGAAACTATAGTGAGAGAACTTAATGAACAATTACGAGAACAAAGCAATTAATTTACATGCAGAAATTTACGGCTGGTTATATCGTGCATTAGATGAAGTGATAAAAGCAGAATGGAACAATGATGAACTTTTCAAAGTATGGCTTGGTCGTGCTGAATTTCTAGTCAGACAGTCTAAAAAATTGCATACAGCTTGCGAAAATGATTATTCTAAACGTGCATTGATTAGAGCATTGCAGTTAAAAGCAGAAATAAATGAAAAAATATCATCTAATGTTTGACAAAGTAAAAGTAATTTGATATAATAATATATATAGAAATAAAGGAGAACTAACAAATGGTAGTTAAACTAACAAAAGAACAAGCTGATTATCTTAAAACATTTGGGACAGATAAAAGCAAAGCATTTTATTATATTTCTCGTTGGGGTTGGAACTATCCTCTTGAAGACGGTTATGAAAAAGTTTATGAAACAACAGAAGAACAACCATTTGAACAATTCAATGAAAAAGATAAAATGTTAGACGCTGTTATTAACGGTTATGAAGCCATTGTACCTAAATTTAAATTTTATAACTTCTCTAATAAGACTGGGTTTGCACCTTTATATTATGCTGGAGAAGAAGAACTGACTAGTGATAAAGAATTTGCAAAAGAGGTTGAAGAAGATAGCGAAGAATATGTAGCTTTGAAACTTTTAGGTTTCATTAAAGAAAAAGTATGATAACATCTTTTGAACAACTAGCTGAAAGACGATTAATAACTCTCAATTATCACAAAAAAGATAGTCAACAGTACGTCAACAGCTTAAATTACTTTGAATATGCTAGAATGTACTTCGAGAAAAATGGCTTTCCAGAAGATAACAGGCGAGTTTATCAAAGCGGTAAGCGAAAAGGCCAAAAGGTTGGCTGGTCTGATAAAGAGGAAAAACAGCAAAAAGAAGATATTAGAAAGTTCATTTATGAAAAGCAACTACAAAAGTTTAAAAAAAGAAGAAAAAGCAAGTAAACATTATGCCAGAAGCGTCAGGAAGTTGTCTAAAGAGCTCGAAGAAATGAACGAGACAAAGTATAGGGCTGGGCCTAACGAGTGCCTGTATGGCTTAATAAATGACTTGTGGAACTATTGGGGTAAAGGTTGGATCCTGCCTATGCTTAAATATAATATTGAAATTACAAGACAAGGCGACGTCTTCATTGTAGAAAGAGAAAAAAATGAGCGTATTTGAACAACTTAATGCAATTAATGTAAATAGTAAAGTCGAACAAAAAAAGACAGGTAAAACTTCTCTAAGTTATCTATCTTGGTCTTGGGCTTGGGCTGAATTTAAAAAAGTTTGTCCTACTGCTACTTACGAGATTAAAAAATTTGATGACGGTAAAGGGAAACTAGTTCCATATCTATATGATAATTCTTTAGGCATTATGGTATTTACTTCTGTTACGGTTGATGATATCACACATGAAATGTGGTTACCAGTAATGGACGGAGCTAATAAGGCAATGAAGTTTGAATCTTATACTTATAAGACTAAGTTCGGAGAAAAAACTGTTGAACCAGCTTCAATGTTTGATGTAAATAAAACCATTATGCGTTGTTTAGTTAAAAATTTAGCTATGTTTGGACTTGGTTTATACATATATTCAGGCGAAGACCTCCCTGACTTAACAGAAGAGCAAAAAGAGCTGGAAGCAGAAAAACAACGACTTAGAGAAATTCAGCCACTTATAAAACGAGCTGAACAACTAGGATACCAAAATATTGACATCTTGAAAAATAAGACTAAAAAAGAAATTACCGACATCATGAAGATTTGGGTAGCACAGCAAGAAGCAGAAAAAAGGGGATAATTAAATGGCAATCATCACAGTAACAGCACAAGCGAATGAAAAAAATACACGTACAGTAAGTACAGCAAAAGGCGATAAGAAAATTATTTCAGTCCCATTATTTGAAAAAGAAAAAGGTTCTAGCGTAAAAGTTGCATATGGTTCGGCTTTCTTGCCTGACTTCATTCAATTAGGCGACACAGTAACAGTCAGCGGTCGTGTACAAGCTAAGGAATCAGGCGAATACGTAAATTACAACTTTGTTTTTCCTGCTGTTGAAAAAGTATTTATCTCTAATGATAATAGCAGTCAATCACAAGCTAAACAGGACTTATTTGGAAAATCTGAACCGCTTGAAGTTGATGAATCAGATCTACCTTTCTAGTGGAAAGTTGGTTTCATGTATACAGCAGAAGAGAGAGAGCAAATTATCGACATCGTGGATAAAATGAGCTTACTGAAACAAGACTTTGACGGAGCTTTCACTTGGATCAAGGAAAACGTAGCAATGCCGTTTGACTTTGATGGAGAACAGCAATTTATATCAGACTTGAAACAGCTAGTTAAAATTAATGCTTTGAAGTTTGGTAAAGTATATGAGGGAGTATTAAATTGACAACATTAAGAGAACTACACAAAAAACTTAAAATCAAGCAGACACTTGATAACTACGTACGAAACACAAATAAGAAATACAAGTATAACTTTGTTCCTGATGAAATTCTTGGCGAGGGAATGGCTAAACTGATTGAGCTTAACACGCAGGGAAAACTTGGACGACATGCACAGCAAATTGCTTACATCAATCATAACTTGAGCTTACAGCGACAAAAGGAACAACTGGAACAAGCTAACGTTCGACTTGCTAAACGTGCTGAGAAAGCCCAAAAATTGCTTGACACGGAACTTTTGAAAAATAGCTACATCGAAACGCTGGAAATGTTTAGTAAATTCAATTCAGCAAAACAATATACTATGTGGGACGACCTAGAAACTCCAACTAAAGTGATTGAGTTCATGGAAAAGAACGGTGTGAAGCAAGGTAAATGGCTACGTCCTGAAGGAGTTGACGCTTGGTTCAAAGAACGAATTATTTGGTTCAAAAATAAATTGAAAGAACAATAATATCATATAAGACTTTAGGCTTTACAGCTTAGAGTTTTTTTGATATAATAATACATATAGTTAAAGAAAGAGGAAAAAAATAATGGAAGTAGTAAGATATAAAGAAAAGTATTTAGTTAGTGATAAAGGAGATGTATATGAAGAAAATAAAAAATATACAAGAAAGAAAAAACAAGCAACTGATAAATACGGCTATAAAGTAACAGGTATAAATGGAAAAACAGAAAAAGTCCATAGAATAGTAATGGAGGCTTTTGAGGGTAAGTCTGATTTAACTGTTGACCATTTAAATATGAACAAACAAGATAACAGACTTGAAAACCTTGAATATGTAACTGCCGGAGAAAACGCAAAACGAGCTTGCAGTATTAAAGTAAAATGGAATGGAAAGGAATTTAGAAGCTTCAGCGATTTAGCTAGATACATTGGAGTTAGACAGTCATCGGTTTCAGGAAATTATAGTAAAGGTTATAAACTAAAAGGGCATAAAATAGAGGTAGTAAAATGAATTTAATACAATGCCAAACCTGCGGGGCTTCCGACTTTACTAATGGTAAATGTGATTATTGTGGCAACCAGTACGAAGTAGATGAAGATAAAGTATTTTACGGTAATTCAACAGAAGATGATTCATCATTAGATGAGGATATAACCTTTCAAGAAACTCCTGCTGGTAAACTAATACTTAAAATCATGATCTACACTTTAGTTTCTATTGTTTGGTTTGCTGTAACTGTATTCATCCCACCGCTGTTTATAATAACAATTATTTTATTAGTGGTTTATTGCATTCATCGCTTGATAAATAAAAAGAAATAGCTTATAATAGTATATAGAATAAAGGAGCGATACAATGAATGTTGAATCAATAATTGGTAAAGTTATTATAATAGCACTAGTCGGAATTGGACTATATGCTTTTTTTGCATTAGTTGACCTGATTAAAACTAAAGGAAGTAAATAGATGAGTAAATACTTTAATGATAAAAGATATTGCCACTGCTTCGATGTACCAACGAGTGACGGCTTAGGGGTTTGCAAAGGTTGCAGAGGATATACAAACATCTGTTATAGTTGCGTTCGCTGTTTGCACTGCTGGTATACATCACAGATTGAACTGTTTACCGAATATGATGAACCTGAATTACTAGCGTTTATTGAAAAGTGGAATAAATTTTACCAAATTAGAAAGACAAAGAACAGTTAATGTTTGACAAAGTAAAAGTAATTTGATAGAATAGAGTTATAAATAGAGGAGGACAAAATGAAAGATACAGTAAAAACTTTAATGATAGCTGCAGGTGTCGGCTTTACACTTATCGCTATCACTTGGATAGGTATAATCGCAACGTTGCTTATTACATGGATTGGAGGAATTATCTAATGAACTTAAAAGAAAATCGGCACTATGCCAACAAATACGGTGTGGAACTTAACGAATACTTGAAACATAATTTTAACTATGAAGAGCTTGTGGGCTGGAATACAATGCAGGTATTGAAGTATCTAGTGAGAGCTGGCAAGAAAGATGGTGAAAGCTACGATAAGGACTATAAAAAAGCCTTAGACTATGCCAAAGAACTTGCTAACTTAAGTAACGAGAATGAGCTTACAGAGTACACTACTGACGATATTATGGGCTTTATACAAGAACTAGCTGATGATTTTGAACGCTGGGAAGGAATAAAATAATTAAAAATAGTTAATGTTTGACAGCATTGGCTTTTTTTGATACAATGGCATTATAGAAATGAAGGAGATACAAATGGAAAAATACAATGTTAAATTGATGAACAACAAAAAAGGATATTTAAACTCTTTTAAAAATGAGTTAGGGGAAAAGTTCCTCTTCCTAGGGTTTAAAGAAGAAAGAAATAACTTTAAATCAGAGTTCACAAAAGAAGAAATTAAAGCGATTGATGAAAGATACTTGGAATTTATTGAAGAGGTCTAAGTTAATTCTTGACAAATATAAAGTAATTTGATATTATTATTTTATAGAAAGGAGGTTAAACAGTGGAAACGCAAAAAGCTATAAAGGTAGTAGCATATAACCCTATGACGGAAGAAGAACTACACTTTAGTTGTAAGGCTCAATGTGCTAAGTATTTCGGGCTTAAAACTAATACAGTCATCAGGTGGCTTGATAACGGTAGACCTGTGATTGAACTGCTGATAGACCTAGATAGAAACCAAGTAGAAATTGAAAAACAAAGTAAGCTAAATGGCTTTGAACTATTTACGATTAAGGAGTGGTTGGACTATGTGTAATAAACGCAAATACACAAAAATGGGCGCTTTATATTCAATAGTGAATGCCCAGCATGCTAAGAAGAACAAGAAAAATAAAGATGATAAGATACCAGTTAGAGCTTATTACTGCAAATGGTGTAATTTATATCACTTATCAAGTCAACAAAGACTAAATATAAAGACAGGAGTAATTGGATAATGAAAGATGAATTTACATACTACACAGTATCTTGGATATTGGAAAAAGAAATTAAATCACGTAAGTTTTATAATAAAAAAGAGGCTTTAAAATGGAATGAATTGCTTCCAGAAGAACAAAGACATGAAGTTAAAAAGCATACAGAAATAATTGAGATTATAGCATAATGACAAACGAAGAAGTATATGAAAGAATCACTAGCGTACTAGAAGAACAAGGTATCGCAATAAACCAATTTGAGTTAAAAGTCAAAGCTGAAACAGGTAAATACCCTAACCTAAGAACAACTAAATCACGCTTGAGCCTACCGAATACCGTAGCATTCCCTTATCTCACTATGTTTTTTAATGATGATGAAATGCACGAGCTTACACTTAAAAAGATGAATAATTCAGGAACAGGCGGAGAAGCTATGGACTTACTAGATGAGCTGTTATATAGCTTGAGCCAAGCAAAGAATATCTATATAAGCAACGATTGAAGCGTAAAATGCAAAGGGAGGCAATGAGATAATATTACACAATTATACGAGTGAGATTAATAGTTCAAAATATCCACAGCAAACAGCTAGAAAGATTGCTAATGACTTGAACAAGAATGACCCTTTTAATAATTATCTAATCACATTTGAGCTTGGCTCTAAACGGTATATTATTGAAAAATTTGAAATTAAAGGAATGAATAGATGAAACGTTTTTTTATAGAAGAAGATGACAATGGCAAAGAGATTAAGCGAAAACTTACAACTTTTGCTAATGATGACTTAACACAGCTTTCAGATGATGAGCTAGAAACATTATACTATGAGTCATCAGCTCAATTTTTAGCTAAAGCAATGCACTTTATGAAGATTGAGAACGAACTATTTTCAAGAAAGAATGTAACTGTAAGTGATGAAATTCTAATAAATGCTGGCAATAATATTATTGAAGCAATTAATCAGGTAAGCAATTGAACCATGAAAAAGGAGAGTAATTATCTTTATTTTAACAGATGACACAACTAGAAGTATAGCATTGATTCAAAAAGCTCATAAAAGGGCGGATAAGGGCTTTTATGATATTGTGGCACAATTATATGACCAAGAGTTTAAAACGCAAGAGAAAGCAAAATATGAGCATATAAGACAAGCTAAGGAGAAAGTACTTGAAGAACAAAGAGTTGAAGCTGAAAAACGAGCCGAAGATGACCGAATAGCAAGAGAACAACTTGAAGCCGAAAGGGCGCAAGAAGTTAGTATAGAAGTTGCACCAAACACAGAAACTAATAGCATTATTGGAAGTGATTGGTCAAGCGTAAGTCCTGAAATAGCAGCGAATTACATAGCAAGTAAGACAGGATTAAGTTCTAGTAAATGGCTTGATGTTATTTACAAGGAATCTAGCGGAAATCCTTATGTTGAGAATGAATTGTCATGCTGGGGACTATTACAGATTAACCAAAGCGTACATGGGCAAGTATCTAATTTAAGCCCACAAGAATATCTAGACAAAGCTGTAAGTATTTATCAAGGTTCAGGCGGTACAGCATGGGCGACATGGTAAAATATAAAGTAGCTAACAAATATATAAAATTTTAAAAATAGAAAGTAGAATATCTTCATTTACAAAAGAAACCCCCACAATTAAGTGAGGGCCTTTTTTTATTTGTCTGCTACAATTACGTTTTTAATACCATTAGCTTGCATGAATCGAACGTGCCAAGGGACTTGTTTACTCCAAGTATAGTGTTTCAAGTCTTTTCCTGTTGTATCTTTGTAAACTTGTTTGATAATGTTCCATTGGTCTCCATGAGAAAGCGCGATAACTTTTTCCCCATTAAAGTAGTAAACAGTTCCGTCTCCATTAGTGTAAGTAAATTTCATTAGTTCGTCGTCCTCTAATTCTGTGTTTGTTTGTGTATTATTACCTGTGCCACCAGCTTGCCCTGTAAGGCGCTTGTTTAGTTCTGCGATAAAGTACGAGCGACAACTCTCTACCGTGCCACCGTGTACTTCTACGGAACGTCTAGGGCAACTTGTGCTTGAAAGCTCTTGATGTAGCTTAACAGTATCACGATTAGGAGTTAGTCCCCATTGTTTCATGTACTTAGCTACGTCATCTAGTACAGCTTGTTCATTCCTTAAGAACTGATTTAAATCGCCCTCTGACTGGCATACTTCCCAGCTTGCATAGTTTGCGTTACCGTATGAGTTAGCACAATGCCATGCCATATTAGAGAAGTCAGAAGCCTGTAACCGCCCGTCATTTCCAATATAAACATGAGCAAAGCCATTTTCAGGGTTGTGTGTAGGTAACCAGTTGTTGTAGAAGCCAGCGTTAGCGCCATTTGAGCCTGCGTCATTGTGAATTACAACCCCAGTAGGGTTATGCCCACGTACGCCAGCATTAGTTATATTCATTCTTTTTTATCCTCCGTTTGTTCTTCTTCAGCTTCAGGAATACTTACACCATTCTTTTTAATAAGTTTAACTAAACCGTCAAACATAGGACTGATTTTTGCAATCAAATAAATAAATTGACCTACAAAGTACAACAAAGCTACGTTAATCACAGTTTTAGCAATATCAGAAGTTGAGGGTGTTTGTGTAAAGTAGAAGACTGCATATAAAACCCACAGTGAGAAGATAACAGTCAAGTCAATTACAAGTCTACGTTTGAAAGGTGGGTTCATTGCTTCTCTATCTTTTACCAGCGTAGCGAATAAAATCGCCAAAATTAAGATAGTCATTAAAATCATTCTAGTTACCATTTTGTTTTGCTTTCTATTTTATAAAGTTTTTGTCGCAAATACTTCGACTAATACCGAACGTACAGCTCCACGTGTATTGTCCCCTGAAATTAACCTAAAACCGTTGTTAGATGTTATAGAACACCACATTAGGTTAGATGTGTTTGACATTGAGACTGTTATATGTGATTGAGAGAAGCCACGCGGTAAACTAGGGATGCCTATTTCTGCTGAGACATATAAAGGACCCCAACGTTGGTCTACTGCATTATTTACATTAATAATTCTAGAAAGTCTATATAACCCTCCAGCCATTTCTTGAACATACCAATCGTTTAAAAGATTAACTCCAGCTAACGTCCCAAAAGAGTTTTTTGCACTGTTTGTATTTAATTTGTCTAAATATGTTACATTATCAGGTGTTTTGTCGCTTATTACTCCTGTTCCGTTTGTCGTTCTAATGTCTATCACTACTTTTAGTACACCTGAATTGTTGTTCAAATCAACATTGTTGCTATTGTTTGAGTTTTCTGCTGATAAACTTACAGGGTGTTTTGTTTGACTTAAATCAATATTTGCATGAATATAGTTTACAGAATTAGGTTTTAAAGCTACTGTTTCGTTTAATAGTTCAAAATATCTACCGCCTGCAATGATTGAAGTGTTAGTATATTGCACGTTAAGGGCTGTATTTACTGGACTTGACCAGTCTTTTCGCCTAATTGTTCCATAGTCCATTCCTGTCAACATCATGTATAGCTTTCCGTCATTGTTTGAACCTACTGGAAACTCTGTGCCACTTGGACTGAAGAACGTAAAGTTTTTAATTGTCATTTTTTACCTTTCTTGAAATTATCTTCGCTTTATCTAAAACTGGGTTATCAGTAATTGATAGCTCTAATAATCTAAATTTTCTACCGCCATAAGGATAACCACCAATTGATACAAATTGACCTATCTCATACAAGAGCGTAGTTTCGATTCTAAGCGTGTTTTTGCTATTATAGTATACTTTACCTGACAAAGTTTCTAAGTGGTCTTTGCGAAGCTCTCTGTAACCTGTGAAGCTATCTATTCTATATTTGTCGCCATAAGTAGCTACATACTCATATAACATTTGGTTTGTCTCCGCTTTCTACAAAAATAAGTCTATCATTGAACTCTGTTTTAACTCTGTCTGCTATATATCCTGAATACAGTTTACCGTCATACCATATATCAACCAAGTCATTAACATACAAAGGCAATAGCTCATTTTGATTAAAGAATAATCTTGTGACTATCGTAGAGGGAGAAATTTCAGCCTTAATAGTAGACATATCAGGAGGGTTTCCGTGGTCATCTCTATCATAAAACAATGTTTTAGCCACCCTTACTTCTGGCAGGTCTGTACCGTCTCCGTGATAAGTGCTATAATCAATGACATCGCCGTTATTTTTTGCTGTGTACATTTTAGGAGGGTCTATGTAGTCGTCTGCTTCCTTATTTTTGATAAACACAACAGCAAAATTATGAGCTGAACGTTCTACTATTGTTTCCGTGTCCATTGCTACACTTTGTTTAATATCTACCCTTGTCGTGATTCTATTTCTATTCCAGCTCCTAGAAGCGAAGTTAATGAATAATAAGTTTCTGGGGTCTATTTCAGACGAAGCATGTTGAATAGTTGTAGTGGGTTGAAATTGAACTTTGGAAAATATCCTCTTAGCTACGTCATGAGCTGATGAAGTTTCTGCTTTTCGGTCAATTGTAGCCTTCCCAGCGAAAATACTTGAATTAAAGAAATAACCATAACTCATTAACTCATCCTTATTAGGGTCAATCAAATAGTCAATGATAGCGGAGTTTGTCGTTTTAGTTTTAGTTATTGCGTTCGGAACATCTAGGCTTTCAATCATTGCCCAAAAATAGTTCTTTAATGTAGCTTTGTTGCCTTCATCTACATCTGTCACAAGATAGACCATATCTAAGTTTAACTTTTTCTTTTGACCTAGAGCTTCCTCGACTGGAACAACTTCAGGAAAAAGAATTTGAACAATATCCCCAACTTCTACCGAAACGGTCAACGTAGCTGATGAAGTATAAAGATAACCCGTTTCCCACAATTCATAGTTAATAACTTGACATCTTGCCTTTGGTATTGGTAGACCTCTTTTGTCTTTTTTACCATTAGGAAGAGTAAAATCAGATATATTATAATAGTTAGGGTTAAAGTTATCATAAACATTAGCTTCTAACATTAAACGAAGTCCGCCTTTCTCTTGATTTTAAACTCTGCCTTAGTTAAATTGATTAACTCCATTTGACCGTGTTTGATTATACGTGTTCTGTATCGTTCAAAGTCCATTACAGGGAATAAATTTAATGAAGTCGTTCCGTTCAGCCCTTGGTAGATTTCGTCATTTACATCTGTATTGATTAAAATATAGTCTGGCAACTGTTCCGTCTTAAACACAATTGCAGTATATTCATTCCCAATATCGTCTAAAAACCTAATTCCAGCAGGTGTTTTAGGTAGATGTGGATATAGTACGCCTACAAAACTAAATATTTCATCTTTTATATCCCAGCGGCTCAAACGATCTATATTTGTTTCTCCATAATAAGTGTAAGAAACTCCTTTGACATACTTATAGTATCCTGGTGCTGTTCCACCATAAATTTTAGATTTACCAGCGATGACTTTACCGTTTTGAATTTTTTCAAAAGTTAAGTTTTCGTAAGTGTACCACTTTGTAATTATATCGAACGTTATCTTTTCGCTGAAAGTTCCATTCTTGCCGTAACCCTCTGTCTTTGTGACATCTGCTAAAGCTAAATCAGCATACACCTGAAAAATCTCTGTTTGATATTCAAGTGTAACGAATTTTTTGTTAAGGATATCATTTACGAAGTCTTTCATTAATTGATAATTTTCTTCCAAACTTTCTCCAAACGTTTCTAGCTTAAACTCTATTTGAGGTTGAGTAATTGAGCGTGTTCCCATTACTCCGACACCGTTACTTTGCCAAATATTATTAGTTGATTGTAACCCTAAATTAGAGGGCTGATAAAATCTAACTTTTCCATTTGTAACGTCCCAAACTTTATCACCTGTTCCATCTAAGTTGGTATGTATTTTGTACTGTCTTACCATTAAGCCCTCCCTAGTTCAAATTCTCGTCTGATTGCACGCGCTAAGTTAGAAACATCTTGACCAGCACCGCCTTGCACGTTGAATGTGTTATATGTTCTATTGTCGCTTGATACGCTGTTAGTGCTTAGACCGTAACCGCTAGAAGATAAATTAACATCTGTTAAGCCGACTACCATAGAGCCTTTAAACATGCCTCCAAGTTTACCAGCGATACCATTAATTGCTCCTGATATATTGTTAATTGTATTTGTTACACCACCTAGAGCGCTGTCTATTGTGTTCTTGATCCCTCCGAATAGTCCGCTAAAGAAACTACCAAGCCCACTGAATACTCCTGTTATTGCATTATAAGCATTAGAAGCGAACCCACCAAAGGCGCTGAATACTCCACTAACTGCATTTCTAGCACCATTGAAAACTCCACTAAAGAAGCTACCAACTCCACTAAATACACCTGAAATTGCTCCCCAAGCGCTTGAAGCAAAGCCACCAAAGGCGCTGAATACTCCACTTACTACACCGCGAACAGAATTAAATATACCACTAAAGAAACCTGAAACTGCACTCCATATTGACCGAACTACTCCCCAAGCGCTAGAAGCAAAACTTACGATTGCGCTAAATACTGACGAAACCACTGAACTGACAGCGTTAAATATTCCACCAAAGAAACCTGATAGGCCTTTCCATGCACCAATGACTAATTGGTAAGCACCGCGAATAATAGCCAAGATAAGTTGAAAAGCTACATTAATAATTGATCCTATTAGGTTAAATATAGATTGATAAAAACTAATTAATGGTTGGAAAGTTGTGACGAACCAGTTATAAGCGCCTGTTACTGCGCTAGCTATTGTAGCTAAAACATTAGTTATAATCGTCACTATTCCATTCCATAAGCCACTAAAAAATTCTGTTATTCCGTTCCATATGGTTTTTGTACCCTCGACTGTGGAAGTCCATAACTCACTAAACCAAGTACCTAAACCAGTAAAGAACTGTTTAATAGCTTCAATTGACTGCGATAAGAAGTCTACAAAACTCTGCCACACTTTTTTCCCTGTTTTAGTTTGAGTGAAGAAATAAATCAAGCCAGCAACAATGGCAGCGATCGCTATGCCAAGAGCCACGAATGGATTTATAGCCATAACAGCATTGAAAGCACCTTGTACACTTGTAGCAACTTTAACAATTTTATTGTATAACTCGTAAGCCTTAACGATTCCGCTTATAACTTTCATAGCAATGAAAGCACCAGCCAAAGCTACTAAAGCTACTTTTATAGTATCCATTGCGCTTTTGCTTTCACTAATTTTCCCAACAAAGTCAGCAATACTTTTCGTGATATCAGCAAACTTAGAAGCAAGAGAACCAATCACTCCTGCAACACTCTCAACAGAAGTTTTATTTTTAGAAGTAGAATCATCAATTCCAGTAAAAGATTTTATAAGGTTACCAATAATTCCCATTACCGAACCGAATGTGCTTTTTAGGTTATCCCATATAGCAGAGAATTGAGCTATTACACCATTTTGCTGTAACTGGTTGAACAAGTCTTGAAAATACTTAATAACACTTGTTATAGATTTACCAGCACTTTCGCCCCAGTCAGACATCTGGTCTATTAGGCCGCTAATGATAGGAGTTAAAGCGTCAAGCGTAGGAAGTAATGCTAGTGATAATGTTTCATTGAAACTATCCCAAGCGTCGCTTATGGTCGTTACTCCCCCAACACCTGCTTTACCAAGTTGTTGCATTGCTTTGTCTAGCATTTCAACAGATATTGCACCTTCTTCACTAGCTTCTGCAAACGAGCCATACTGTTTTAAAGCTGGGTTCATTTCCATAACGGTTGATTTAAGAGCTGAACCAAGAGCTGTGTTATTTTCTGTTAGCTGATTGATATTTTCAGCGGTAACTTTACCACTTGCTGACATCTGACTGTAAGCCTGAACTACACCTTTTAATTGTTCGCCAGTACCACCAAATGCTTGGTTAGCTTTTACTAATGCTTCCGTTTTACTAACTGCTGATTTAGCAGTATCTCCTAAACCAATAAAGGTCGTTGAAAGTTTAATAGCATCTTCGGTATTTGCATTTGTAACTTTAGCGAGCTTCTGCATAGATTTGCTTACATAGTCAAAGTCTTGTCCATTGCCTTTGAACTTCATTGTATTTTGCAATGAAATCATGGCTTTTTGAGTATCCATTGCGTCAGATACCCAGCCCCTTAAACCATTGCCAACAGCACTAATAGCACTTGCACCGATTTGCCTGAATGCACCAACCGCAATTTCTCTAAGACCGCTAAAGCGTGACTTCATGTCCTCAATTCCGCTATTAACACCTTTAGTGTCCATTTTAGCGTCAATATGCCAAGAACCTGAACTAATAGCGCCCTCGACTTGCTTTATTTCGCTTTCTAGCCTGTTAGCTTGTGTTTCTGCTGTGCCTAAATCTCTAGTAAGTTGTAGCCATTTCTTTTGACCTGCTGACGTCCCTTTGTCAACCGTAGAAAGTTCTTCTTTTAATTTTGTTGCTTTGTCACGTGATAAGCCCAACTGCGTTTGTAAGTTCTTCTGCAATTGCGCCATTTTACCGGTATTTGTGGGGTCAAGTTTTAGAGCTTCACGTAAGTTTTTAGCTTCTCCTCTAAGCCCTGACATTGCAGTATTAACGCCTTTAAGTGAGTTCTCGAACTTTGTGGTATTACCGTATATCTCGACCTCAAATGTTGCATTACTTGCCATTACATACCCTTTCTTTTACGCCTTTTCTCTTTTTCTTTTTCCTCTTTCTTTTTCTCTGCAATAAGTTCAATTATTTTATAAACAAGTTCTAGTTCCATTTCCATGAACTGTGTTATATCAATTTCATTATTGCCCAAAACAGTCAAAAGTTCTAAAGTTTTATTTTCCCTTACAGTATCTTTCTTTTTCTTAATCAATGAACTAGAAGAAAAGAAGACCATATCGTCTTCCGTTTCCTCTTTTTCTTTAATAAAAACAGTCTTACAGAAGATATTGATTAACTCGTTAGTTGTAGGAAGCTCTGTTTTGTCGTCTAAGGCATTTTGCATTCCTCCGTTACAATCTACCCAAAGTATCAATAACTTATCTGTAAAGCTCTCCATTTGCTCTGTAAAGTCATCAGGAATATAACCAGCGACAAAAGAATTTTGTAAGTCTGCAAAGTCTTTTAAATCTGTAATAAAGTCCGAACCAGTTAGTTCTAAGTATCTAATTGCATGTTTTAAAATCATTTACAGTCCTTTCAGCTCATTAAATCTCTTTCTGCCACAGTTCGACAAGTTCTTTAAGTCCTTTACCGGCAGTATCGAACTCAAAGTTAGAACGGAAGTCAGAGAAGTCACTTTTAGCTTTTACAATGTTATCTTGAAAAAGAGCCAAGTATAGACCATATTGAACGAACTCCATTAGGTCAGTAATTTCTCCGTCTTCTTTTTTTAGCTCTGTATCCATTGCCTTTTGTTGCTGAAAAAGGTCTTTACCTGTAATCATTTTAAATTTACGTGCTGTACTCAATTGTTTTGCCATTTTATTTTATATTCCTTTACTTAATTAATTTTTAGTCTTATGAATGGTCAGTTACTGAAACTCCTGAGGTAACATCTTGATATCCGTCAGCGGAGAACGTTACGAGATGGACACCGGGCGCAAGGTGTCCATTTGTTTCTACTTTTCCTTGTGCGTCTTTAATCACTGATGTTACTTTTACAGTTCCACCCTTAGAATCTTTCAAAGTGTCAGGCACTACGATTGTTCCGTCATTTCCTCCACGTCTAGTAGTAGTTACATTCGGAATAACAGGAGCTACTAATGTAACAGCACCAGCAAGTTCCGTATCAGGTTGCATAATGAACAGTCCGCTTTCCATTTTCTTAGCAAAGTCTTTTGCTTGTTCTCCCCAAATTTCGTACTCAATAGCAGCTACATTTTTACCATTATTCAAATAAACGTCTGAATCAGTAGCTTGTACTGCCAACGTCCATTGGATAGGGTCTACACCGTCTACTGAATCTGTTTCTGATTCTTTCGTTGGTTCTGCTGTAGGTTTCAATTTAGGATAAACGACTACACGATAACCGTCAATAAATTCTCCTGTAACTTTATCACGTTTGCGCCCTTTAATTAGGTACTGAACACATTTTGTTTTCCAATTACCAGTAGGAGACCAACCCAAACCATTCGCTGTTCTTTGTTGACCTAAGATATCCTCTTTAAGTGCTTGGTCTGTTTGAATAAATACCATTTCGCCTTGAAGTAAGGTAGCACCTTTTTTAACTCCATGGTCTGGTACGTCATCAGCTGGATAGCTATTAGTTTCCGCTTGGTCTTCCATTTCGCCAACTGATACTAAACCAGTTACAATTTTATGGTTAGTGAACTCTGGTTTTCCGTTACTCCCCTTAGCCATATCAGCTACGATTAGAGCTTCATTACCAAAGAAAATCTCACGTGAATTATAATCTAATTTCATTTTTTCTCTTTTCTATAATTTCATTGAATTAGCATAGTTAGCGCCTTTTTTCAATGTTGTTTTGACGTCTTGCATACCTTTTTTTTCAACCAAGAAATACATACCATGATAACCACTAGTATAATTAGCTCTAGTACCTGCATTAACTACTACTTTATCGCCTTTTTTAACTTGTTTTAAGTTTCTTGCCAATTGACCAGTATTTTGATATCTAGCATAAGTATAGGTGTGACCGTGGCTTCTGATTAGTCTAGTCCTTCGGGCTGCAGCATCTGCCTTAGCTTTAAACTCTGCTTCAAACCAATCGCCCAAGCGTTCTGTTACTTTAGTTTGCATTTCTTTAGCTATGTTTGCTGTATTAAGTAAATTCATTGCCATGGTTGACCACCTGCACCACAAGGCAAATAAACACTTCCAGTATAATTGTACAAATGGCTGTTTTCTGACCAGTTCGTCATATTCCAACCGTCTCGTAAAACATCTCCGACTAGTCCTACAAGTTTATCGTCAACATCTTTAACAGATAAAACAACTTGATAATAGTAACCCATGACAAAGCTCGTATTATCCATTTTAAGCACCTTTGAGTCACTAAGTGACAAATATACCGTCTTGTCTACTATCGTGTCCTTAACGCCTAAAATAACGTCATTTAAAGGCATTGTAAGTAAATTGTTATACCAATCTATGTAAGAATCAAATTCCATTGCTTACGACCCCCTCTAAAAACATCTTGTTATTCTTAGGGTCTCTTTCCCATGTTGTACGCTTGAAAGTTACGCCTTTTTCGTCTAAGAAATAGTTGAAAATCAAGTCTTCCATTTCTCCGATTCCGTTAAGCTCATATCTTACATTTTTACCTAGTCCAATCATAGAAAACTCATCAAGTCTTAACTGACTAATTTTCTGTTTAACTGCTGGTAAAACGATAGGCTTTATAACATTAGCTTCTGCACCGTTCTTCTTCTTAACAGTCGTTTCAACTTGCAATGTTACTTGTGAAAATATCATTAAATACCTCCATAATACATTAACTCTTGCAAAGAAGCCAAACGTTTCATTTCAGCATTTCGCCATTGTTCTGCTGGTTCATCAACAATATTAAGCCGACAATAACAAGAGATAAAGTTTTTCACTAATACACTTGTTTCGTCAGCTTTAATACCATTTTTTTCTAGCAATTTAATAGCCATTGAACGGAATAAGATGAGTTTACTATCATAAGCTGTTACTGAAATCGGAATACCACAATAGACTTTAATATAATCTATCATTTACTTCCTCCGTTTTATTCTTATGATACTGTAATTACTGCACCAGCGTTAAGAGTTTCAACGTGTCCGCTTGTTAGTGTTTCAACCAAAATCATGTTGCTGTTAGTTTTCCATTCAAAGGCATCAACTCTAGTAAGGTCTTGCATATCAATGTGATATTTTTGGTCTACTAATACAGTAGGTTTAACAGCCTTTGTACCTGTATAGACAATAATTTCATCTACTCCAACTTCAGAAGCAATTTCAGTATCATCATTTTTAATGCGAACGTTAGCGTTAGCAGTCGCTTGGCGTAACTCATCTAACAAAGCTCTGCGGTCTTCCGCTTTAACAATCAAATAGCGACGTCCAGCAGTAGGACGAACAAAGTCAACCGCTTCTTCAATAGCGTCAGCAAATGGAGTTTTGCCAGCTGATTTGGCTTTTGTAGTAATTTTTTTGATTTTTTTAGCGTCTGCTTCTTTGTCAATTGATTTAAAGCCGTTTGTTCCGTCTCCCTCAACAAGAGCAAGGTCAACAATTTTGTTTACAATAGCTTGTGTAAGTTCTGCTACAATCAAGTTGTAAAGTTCAGAATATGACATTTGAAGTCGTTTAACACGTTCAGCAAGTGATTGCAATTTATAAACCATTACAGGTTCAAGAGTGTCAATAGTGAGTGTAGCTGCCTGCTCTGTTTTTGTTTGTCCGTCTTTGTGGACTTGTGCTTCATTAGATGAATCAAATGAGCGTGATACAAGCAAAGCGCCAACATTTGTAACACGGAAGACTTGGAATACTGGGTTAGTATTTAACAAAGTTGTGTTGATTGATTCAACCAATTTACGTGGAAGTTGGAAAGTTGTATCTGTGATAGTTACACCATTTTCAGCAAGTTTTGCGTTCCAAGCGTTTTTAATTTCTGACTTTCCGGAGTTCTTTTTCAATACATCAAAAAATTCTGTTACAGCGTTTTGTGATTCAATAAAGTTTTTCATTTTAGCTTTTCCTTTTGGTTTTTCTTCCTGTGCGTTAAGTTCATTCTCAATTTTGATAATTTCAATTGAATTTTCTGAAAGTGTTTTTTCTAATTCTTGTACTTTTGGCAAGTCTTCAATTGCGTTTTTTACTTCAAAGCCACTAATTTGAGATTTTAAAGATACATTATTTTCTTTAAGTTCTGCTAAGCGGTTTTGTTTTTCAATTAAATCAGGTTTATTCATATTTCTTTTTAATATCCTCAATTTCTTTCAAAGCGTTACGGCTTTCAATAATTTTGTTGCGTTCTTCTGTAAGTTCTTCGCCTAAGGCATTTTGAATAAATTTTGCGTTAGGGTCTGCTGGTACTGAAACAAGAGAAATTTCTTTAAACTGTGCTTTATTTACAACTAGAGCGTCATTATCATCAAAAGTATAATCTGTGATGTAATAGGCAATTGATAGTGAATCAAAAGCTCCGTTTTCCACAGCCTTGTTAATGTTTGGTGCATTGTCATAAAGCGTAAAGTCAGTCAGGTATTTATTAGAAGCCAAATCATAGTAAACTTTTGCGTCCCCGATGACTTCGCTAGATCCAGCACCATGTTCATATAGCAATGGATATCGTTCTCTAGCAAACTCAATACAGTTAGGAGTCAAGATAATACCGTTAAGGTTCTCTACACCAACTTCTGACCCAATGCCTTGGAACGACTTAGAACCGTCCTCGTTTTCAGTTACTTTAATTTCAGCACTATTGGTTATTAGTTTCATCTGTGCTTGTTACGTCCTTTCTACTGCCTTGTAGGTCACTTAGACTATTAACAGCAACTGCATTAAGGTTAGTTATGTAAATATCTCCACCCTCGATTGGTTGCTCGCCCATTTTAACAAGAAGTTGATTTACTGTAAAAATAGGAGCGTTAATATTTTCATGATACAAGTCAATTAATTCTTTCAAAGTTGCAAACTTGAATAGCTGGTTATCTACGATTATGCGTTCATAATATAAATTATCCTTATTTATTCGTCTGCGGCCTGTTGAAATCAGTTTATAAGTCAGTTCCTTTTCAAGTTGAATCAGTAAAGGAATGATAGTAGAGTTGTAAAAATAAATTTGTTGTTCTTGCGTAGCAGTACCAAGCAAAATATTTTCATTCATAAAGTAACCTGTCAAAAGTTCAGATTTAATAAGGTCAATTTCATCTTTATTTAAAACAGAATAATCTTTTTTAAGTTCTACAATTTCTGTCTTGTTATCAACTGGCGTCAAACCGTTGTAACTCGAACCCTCTTGCATATTCTTTATTGTTGTTAAGGCTTTTTCTCGATACTCCTGTGTATTATCAATGTCAAGAAAGGCGTTAATTTTCAACAAGCCACGCAATTTACCTTGTTCCAGCTTAGTTTGAATGCTAGCCAGAGCATTATCTAAAATACTTGTGTCTTCATTGATATAAAAAGGACTGAAAAGCCTTACTATTTCTTCAGGTTTATATTCTTTTCCATCATTAGTAAGCAGTAAGTCTGCTAGATCGCCCGTTTCACGGTCAAATTTAGGGTACAGGTCAACATAGCGTGTGCATAGCAACTTTTTAATTACTTTCTGCCAAAACTCCATGCTATTGTGTTCGCCCTTAGGGCTCCAATTGAGGACCTCATCTAAATCAGAACCTGCCTTACTAATCAAAGGATCAGAACCAGTCTCATCTTTTTTATATTTTACATGCTGAAATTCTACTTTTGTTATTTCATTAGCAATTTTATTGTGAATGTTAGTCACAAAGGCACTTGTATATTCTACCGCTTCATTTTGCCACGCTGTGACTCTTTGAGTATCATTGTTTAGTTTTCCACGTGAAAATGTTACTACTTTTCCGAATAAGTTCAATTTTTCCCCTTTCTACCATAAACTTACGCCTTTCCCTCGTTTATACTCGCCTGTTTTCTTGTTATGGCAAGACTTACAAAGGAGTTGTAGGTTATCAGGGTTCAGCGCTATTTTCCAATCATCAAGATTTTCCCAAGTTAGCTCTATAATATGGTCTACTTCGTATTTTTTAGCACCGAATGCACCACATCTTACGCAAGTCATTTTGTCGCGTTGTCTTACATAATCACGGACTGCCAACCATTCTTTTTTATTGTACCAGCCACTCTCTCTTACTGTGTCAACGTTATACTTCATCTGACACCGCCATTTCTAATGCCATTGTCAAAGCAACAGTAGGGTCAATTTTATCTTTTTCAAGTTTTTTAGTATACATATAGTCCCCACTTTGTCCGATTTTAACAGCAGTATTATTTAAAGCCCATTGCATGACTTTTTGATTATGGATAAGTTTATTTTCAACTAGCTTAGATTTTAATAGCTTAATATAGTCGTTCATTGAGAAACCTTGTCTAATTGCTCTTTGGTTGTCTCCGTCTTTATCAAAGAAGTAACGCTCAATCAACCCTTTTAAAATTTCATATCGTGCTGGGTCATAACCGATTTTTCTAAGTCTGCACCCTGTCTTGCTTCTAAAGTCGTTAATGTATGGTATTAAGTCATTTACATTGATGTATTCCGTATCAAGTAAGATTAGTTCTCCCCTGTCAACGAATTCCGTCCATAGTTCTTGCTGTTCTGTGTCTAGTTGCTCATATTGAGTCCGTACAGAGAAAGTTAGCGTATGGCTGTAAGTTTTACCCTCTAACTCACAAACGAACGACACAGCGGTTAAATCGCCAATTAAGGATAGGTCAATTCCGACATAAGTTCTATTTTTATTAAATACAGATAAATTAAAGTCTGTTAGTTTGGTATCCTGTGGAGTGAAGTAGTAAGCTGTGTCCTGCATAGGCAATCCCATGTTAAACGCTAAGAACTTATTCTGTAACGCTGGGTCTCCTTGCGCAAGTTCGTACTCTTCAATAACTCCTGACCACTTAGGAACATTGCCAATAAGTGGTAGTGCCATAGTCCAATTCTTCTTATCTTTTACCTGCTCGTGATTTTCTAGCATGTAAAGCAAACCGAACGACCTATCATTGTAAAATTCTTCTTCTGATTTGAAACGTTCAACAAGTTTATCATATAGTCCGTCTCGTTTAAGGCCGCCTGAAGTGATATAAATACTTTGCCAGTTATCTTGTTTTTGTCGTGAACCTTTATTGACTGACTCTGTTATATCTTCGCCATAGGTATGGACCTCATCAAATATATTAAGTGAACTGTTACCACCTTGCGCTCTCAAAGTATCATTTGTTTGCTTTTTGAAAGTTGTTTTAAAGGAAGTAAACACTAGCCCTTGTTTTGTACTCTTGAAAATTTTGTTTTCATTGTATACCCTTAAAGTATCGCTTGCTTCCGTTTGATTCCTAACTTGGTCAAATACGTGTCTAGCCTGTGTGTTGTCGTACGCAATAACTAAGCTCTCTCCGCCATATTGTCCGCCTAAAATCATCCAGTTAAGCACGCGCGTTGCCATTAAACTTGACTTACCTGATCCACGTCCTAAATTAAGAAAAATCTCATTGACTAAATTGACTTGAACGCCTTTTTCATCAACCATATCATAACCAAGCATTAACTCGTACCACCAGCGCTGTGTTGGAAGTAGCTCAATCTTCATCAGGTTACCAGTAGTTAAATAAAAGTTGTCTTGTATCCATTCAATAGCTTGTGTAACACGGTCATAGCGATAAATATACTTATTATGAATACGTATTTGCTTCTGAATAGTCTTGCGAATGTACTTATTAATAATAATGCCGTTTTCTTTGTTGTATTCCAACATTTTATTCAAATAATACATTTATTCAAACCCTTTCGGCACTTCAATTTTTGGCGTTTCATACTTACTTAGCTTATAGTCATCAAGTTCTTCAATCTTAGCTTTAAGGTCATGAGCGCTTGATTCTTCCTGTTGCAATCTCCGCCATTCAGTAGGGTTATAAAGTTCAGGGTTTCCAGCCTTAGCAACCATCATCGCTACTAAGCTATCTTTATCCATCTCTTTTTCTTTAACCTTTACTTTTTCAACGTTTCCGTCAGCGTCATATATTGTTTCTGTTTCCTTTAACGTTCTGACCGTCAGTTTGCTCGCTAAGGCACTTTCAGCTAATTCTAATAGATTCCCCCTAGCAATGCTTTTAGCTTCGTCATACGCCTTTATATTGTCATCTCGCCACTTCCTAAAAGTTTTAGCAGAACAATGCAAACTGGTGTAAATTTCTTTGTCATTACAGCCTGATTCAATTTTATCAATGATTTGACTAAATAGCGGCTCTTCATACATCTTAGGTAAAATTGTGGGCCTGCCACCGTTTTGTTTTTGCATATTGTCCTTTCTTTTAAATGTGGTTATATCGTTTAAAGCCTATATTTTCGTCTCTAAGAGCAGCAATAACCTTTGCTTATAAGTTTACCCGCTTGGGTAACTCTGTTCTCACAAGCCAAAATATTAGTATATATCCCTATAATTAAAATTTAGCAAAGATTTTGCGAGATTTTGCGAGATTTGGCGGGCTTTGGCGGGCTTTTGCGGCAAAAAGCGCCTTTTTGCGGCCCGCGGCGGGGCGCGGCCGGGAGTCCTTTGTG